CCTCGATGTCGATGTTGAAGCCTTTCGCTTTCAGACTGACAATGGTATTGGTGGCACCGAGTTCCAGGGTCGGGTTCACGATCGCGCGAACCAGGCGCATCCATAACGCGGGATTGGTCATCACCAGAAAGTCCCTCGCGTTGGCATTCATGGGCTTGCCCTGGTCATCCTTGATGCCGAGCATCCAGCCGACCACTGCGAGAATCGCCTTTTCGCCCTCGAGGGCGGTTGGAACGCTCGCATCGATAATCTCCAGTTCGGGAATGTCGACTTTGGTCAGCAGATTTGTCTGCACGCCGCTTTTGCCAAAGCTGTGATTGGCGGCGAAAAAGGCCTTGCCGTCCGAGCACTTGCCGATCGTTGTTCCTGTCGCGGCGTTAATCAGCTCGCTGATCAGCTCGGTCCAGTGCTCTCCGCATCGAACGGAAAATTCATCGATCATCCCCATGACCTGGCCGCCCGTCTTGTCGCGCTCGATAATCTCACGCGGAATGTGATGGCCGCCTTGGTAAACGCGGTTGCGAATCTGCAGAAAAGCCTCGCGCAAACCTTCAACTCTTTTCTCGCCTTTTCCCTCCGACAGGCCCGAAGGCGTTCCCAGCCAGGCGTAGCTTTCGAACTCGCTGTCGCTGTCGAACTTGACGCAGAGCCGGTCGATCCACATGGCGATAAACGCCTCCAGCGTTGCGTAATACTGGCCCCGGATTCCGGCAGTTGTGATCCTGAACATTGTTGTTCCTTTCCAAAAAAGGTTGATAACCAAAAATGCGGGCAATAAAAAAAGCGACTGCTGGAGGTTTGGCTCCAAACAGCCGCTTTGTTTATTCTTGCGTCGCCTTCCGCCTGGCCGGGCGGTAAGCGAACCCGCTTATTCACTTGTCTAAAAAATTATTCAATGCGATCAGGCGGCGAGCTGCGCACATCTGATCCAGTCGAGCGTCACAGTCACGCCCGGCGTGGCCCCGGCTCCCTTCATGCAGAGCGTGGGCACCAGTATATCCGCCGCGGGGAAATCGACCGCCGCGATATCCGCTGCCGCAATGGCATCGCCGAAAGCGACTCCATTCTTGTAAAGCGTGATCGTCGTACCGTTGTAATGCAGGCCGACCGTCAGATACGCATCCGCGACCAGTGTATGCCAGTCGTCATCGTGCTCATTCTGCGCCTGCGCGGCGTTGTCATAGACCGCATCGAGGATGTCGCCATCGCCTTCCTTGTTCTGGAACCCGATGCAGCCCACGTTGGCTAAGGTCCCGGCATCGGCGATCAGATCACCCGCCAGGGCCGCATCGCCAGCCATAAGACCGATGAACCACCCGGCCTTCGTATCGACGATCTGGCTGACCTTTACTCTTGCCTCCAGGGCCCAGGGAGCACCGCCTGTTGATATGATCGGGCAAGTCGGAAACTGAATTTCCGTGGCCTCGTTATCCGCGTTGATGTACGTAGTCAGGGCCCCTTCCCCGGCGACACCGGGTATGCAGCGGACCAGGCCGGTCGCATCGGCGAACTGTTCGCTCGGCTCATTCTCACCGTGTGTGAAATCAATTTCGATAAGCGATCCCGCGAGCGGGTTGTTGCGCATCTCGACCAGATTGAAATTGTTCCAGATTGCATCGGTCGGCATGGCCGTGGACGCCCTGCCCCGAGCCGAATTGGCCAATACCAGATCCGGAACCTCGACCGTCTGAAATTCGACAATGCAGGTATCGGTCGTGACGTACCTGTCGATGACCCCGACGCGGCTATTGGCCGTTCCGGGCGATAAGGTGTACGTATCATCGGCCGAAGCATAGACCTCCTTGCCAACGTCGGTAATCAGAACGCCCGTCAACGTCACCTCGAGCCTGTACCGGCCCCGGAGCCGCTTGACCGCAACGGCCCCATTGCCACCGGTCGAATTGTCACAGTGTTCGACCGAATGGCCTCGAAACGCCAGGCCGGCCGTCAGGGCGACGGCGTAGCCGGAGCCGTTATCGGCCAGCATCGAGCCTTCCAAGATCGTCGTGTTCGCGGCGACGAGCATTTGTGATAAATCACCCAAAATGCGCGTCATTGGCGTATCAACTATAAGTGCCATAATTGTTCTCCTTTTCTGTTTTGATGATTACTAATCGTTCAGCGCCAAACTGCATCCATAAACGCAACAACATCTGGCAGAGCGCTGTTTACGATTCTCTCACGTCGTTTTTGACATAGGCGATGTAGGCCGCCACCGATTTGAACTGCTCTTTCAAATCCTGCGTCTGCTCGTAATGAGTTTTGAGCTGCTCGTCGGTCGCCTTGCCCTCATCGAACTTGTCGCCCGTCCCCGGCGGCGGGGCCGTATCGCTGAACTCGCTAATGGCCGGGTCGATCTTCTTCGCCTTGAGCGCCGCGTTCTCGTCGGTCAGCCGTTTCGCATCCGCCTGCAGCTTGGTCATTCGCAGTTGCGAGGCCTCGGTGGCCGTCTTGCCCTCGGCCAGGCACTGCACGAGCAGCACTGCATCGTCGCCGCAGACTTTCTGCAATTCGGCGAAGCGCTGCTTGCCGGCCTGCTCGCCTTCGGTTTTGCCCTCGGCCTTGCCGGCGGCAAAGACCGCCGCCCGGATGTCCGGATACTGCTGGGCGAAGGTTTCTATGGTCAATTGTTCTGGTGCCATTGTTGATTTCTCCTTAATAAGATTGAATGTTACGTTGGCTTTATGATTTTCGGCGTGTGCCACGGATTGGGTATGGCTGTCGGCGCCGAAGACGCACATCGAGACTTCCTTGATGACCGCCTGACGGAAGACGGCGCCCGGGCCCTTGAGCGTCCTGCCGTTGACCTCGACGCTGGCGCCTTTTTCAACCATTTCCACGACCAACGGCGGTACGTAGATCGACGCCTCCATCGGGAAACCCGCCTTCAGATCGCCCGCCATCTGACGGGCCGCCTCGTTATCGAGAAAGACGCCCTCGAACGTCACCTGCTCGCCGATGTCCTGCTTCGTGGCAAAACCGATTCTATTGCTCGTGAAATGCTCCTCGAGGACGGGCGTGCGCTTCTTGGCGAATTTGAGGCCCTTCAAATCGAACGCGACGTCACCCCAATACCAGTGGTCCTTGATGATATCGCCGGAATAACCGACGATTGAAAAACCGGGTTTGCTGTCCGCCTCGGCGAAGTGCAGATCGCCACCTTCGGACAGCCCGAACAAACATGCGTTCATCGGCGATTCGTTCATGTCTTTTTCGCAGGGCATCAGTCTTTGCCTCCATTATTCTGCGGCGGTTGTTTTTGCGGCGTCAGCGTCACGCCGCTGTCCCGGATCGTCTCTTCCTCCTTCACCCGCTCCGGCCAGACTTCCTCGGACCAATCCAGACCTTCCTGCCGGGCGACGATCTCCGTCCGCGTCGTCGTGCCGTTTTCGAGGTTAATCTTGTCGGCCTGGGCCTCGCGGTACGGATCGACATAAGGCCAGCGCTTCAGATAGATCTGATGCGCCGCCCAATCGTCACGCTCTTTGAGCTCGCCGCGGTCGATGAGCTGGCGGATCTTCCACATCCAGAGCCGCCGTACCAAGGGCCGGACGATCAGCTCCTGCTCGTCGCGCCAGAAGGCCCGCGCTTCGTTATAGGCGAATCGCCCGTTCATAAACGTTGCGTGCGAGAAGTCCCCCGTCGTCAGCATCAACGGCAAGCACAGCGGGCAACCGACGAACATGAGCATCCGCATCACGAACGGATCGAACGCCTGGGCCGGGCGGGCGGCACCGAGGGCCGCTAAATCCTCGCCTGGATCGCCTTCCCATATCTGACCGGGCTCCATCCGAACGAGCGGCCGCTGGTAGTCATCTTTCGCATCCGTTCCGCGAGAGGTGTTCAAGTTGCCCATGGATCCCGTCATCGCGTTCTTATCGTATGTTTTGGCTACGAGAGGGAAGCAGGCATTGATCTTCGCAGCGACCAACTCGGCATCGATATAGCCGAACAACTGGTCGATAATCAGAACGGCGCTGGTCAGCATCGGCTCGCCGCGGCTATGATCGAACCGTTCCGGATTGAACATGTGATGGACCTGCTCGGCGGGATACTTGAGATAACCGCCCGGCTGGATGTAGCCCCACTTGTTCGGCTTGCCCAGAAAATAGCCAATGAGCCGGCCGGTTTGCTTGCTGAAGGCGACGCCATTATGAATCTCGTAGAATTGCGGGTCGATTTCGACTTTTGAACCGTAAGGCGTGCCGCAGCATTCACCCTGATAAGCCTGGGGACCCTCATCGGTCAGCACGGTGAAGATGTCCCCATCCTGGCCATAACGGTAATAGCTCTTGCGGATATAGGCGTGGAAATTGAACCGGCCCGTGACGTCACAGGGATTGTCCACCATCTCTTCTTTGACTGCTTGTTCGGCGGCCTCGTTCCAGCCCTTGTCGGCGGTGCGGGCCTGTATCCGTGTCGATGTGCCGACGACATTCGTGGCGAGCTTGCGAAACAGCCCTTTGACTAATGGATTGTTGGAAGACAGATCGCGGGCGACCAGACGCAACTCATCGAGCGTTCTTTCACTCAGGTCCCGGTCGCCCGACCGTGCGCCGAATGGCCGCTTCTTTCGCAGGCGGCTGCGGTCAAGCACGTCATAGGCGAAGCGATAGGCCAGCCGCTGCCGGGCCAGGCGGGGCGAAAGCACGCCGACCGGACCATCTACAGCCTCCGAGAATCGCCGCCAAAATGAAGATTTACGCTCGACCATCTAAAACTCCGCCACCCTGATTCGCCCGCTATTTCCGCTCACGATGTTGCGCTGTAGTCGCTCTTCTCGCTTGTACAGAATATCGAGCGATGGATACGTCAACGTCTGCCCATCATTGTCCGTATAGCTCTGGGCCCCCGACTCGACCGCCGCAATGGCGGTCTGAACGCTTGCCAACTGTTCCGCTAACGTGGCCATAATCAATTTCCGATTGACCAAAAGAAAAAGGGGCCTCAGTAAAAACCTGAAGGTTGTTCAGGTCTTCACCGAAGCCCCTGTAATAGGCTCGATGATTACAGCATCTCGGCGGCAGCTACTCCGCCTATGCCCGTAATTTTCTTTTGGTTCTCACATAAATGTACTCTCTATCCGGAGGATGAGAAGAGGGTCTTTACCAATAATTGGTAACAACATGAAAATTATTTTTCGACGCTTTTGAAGGCCAAACCGCAACTTTTGCACTTGTGATAGCGAATGGGAGGCTCGCTCGAATAGACCGGGCATTCATCCGAGCCGCAATCTGGATTGGGGCATTTGACCTTGACGTAATAGACAACGGGCGTACCTTTCTCGTCCTGTTCGACAGGCAGCCGTCGCCTTCTCACAGGCGGATCGGGAAGCCCCAAATCCGGCGTGTTATTCCAGAAATCAGCCATAAGAGATTGACTATTTTCTATTGACTATTGACTGTTTTTCTCTGTGTCCTCTGTGTTCTCTGTGGCTAAAGCGTCGGTGTTCCGTCCCAGTAGCC